GGAGGGAGCCAGGGGGAGCTTTCCTCTCTCCCCGACCTTCAAACCGGGGGTCGCACGTGCGCATGCGCGAGTAAGGGGGGCGAAATGGCCAACGTCGTTGAGGGAACTGTCATTTCGGTTGCTGCCGCTTCTCATTTGGACGCGGAGGGCAAGGATGCTGGTGCGATCGCGGCTCTGCTCGCCCTGGCGCACAAGATCGACGATTACGACACCGTGCTCGACCACATTCTTGAGCAGATCGAGAATGACCCTGAGTCGAAGGTCCGGCCGCCGGCGTCGGACAACGTTTCGTTGCCCACTTACCTGAAATATTGCGAGTCGCTCGGGCTGACCCCGGGCGGCCGCGGCGAGCTCACGACCGGCAAGAAATCGGCCGCTGCGCCCAAAGATGAGTTGACCGACTTCCTCAATGGGGCCGGTATCGGTTGATTCCAGTGGGGGTGCTCGTGGCTCCGAAGCTGATGGGCCGCACTGAGCCTCGCATTTTCACTAAGCCTCTCCGTGAGTTGACGCCGGAGACGTCGCGCGGGTTTGAGGTGATCAAGTTCGCGCTGGTTTTCCTTGGCGTTGACCTGTATCCGTGGCAGAAGTTCCTGCTGATCCACGCGCTCGAGATCCTTCCTGACGGGCAGTATCGGTTCAAGCGCGTCATCGTGCTCGTAGCGAGGCAGCAGGGCAAGACGACTCTCGCTTCGGTGCTCGCTGCGTGGTGGTTGTTCGTCGACTCGAAGCGTAACCCTGACATGGTGCCGCCGGTGAAGTTCAAGGTCGTCGGCGTCGCGCAGAACCTCGACATCGCTCGCGAGCCGTGGGCCGCGGTAAAGATGTGGTGTGACCCTGAGCCGAATACGGACGAGGAGCGCGAGCTGGCGTTGCCGGCGCTGCAGAACGCGACGGCGAAGGTGTCGGACACGAACGGCAAGGAGGGCATCTACGCCCGGTCTCGTGCTCACTATGAGATCCGCGCCGCCGCGAATGCCCGGGGCAAGCCTGCCGCTCGTGTGCTCATGGACGAGATGCGCGAGCAGAAGACTTGGACCGCTTGGAACGCTGTATCGCAGACGCTGAAGTCGTTTTGGTCTGGTCAGATGTGGGGCATCTCGAACGCTGGCGATTCGTCGGCGGTTGTGTTGCGCACGCAGCGCGACGCTGGCCTTGAGTCCATCGCGGAGTGGGAAGAGTACGTCGAGGCCGGCGTCATGTCGGCTGAGGACTTCGCCAACAGTCACGATGTCACTCTCGGTCTGTTCGAGTGGTCGGCGCCCGATGGGTGCGCGCTCGATGATGTCGAGGGGATCCTGCAGGCGAATCCGTCTATTGGCCATGGTGCGATGACGGTTCAGTCGGCGTTGTCGGACATCCGCGGCATGACCGAGGCTGGGTATCGCACTGAGGTGCTGTGTCAGTGGGTCGTCGCCGACGTGGATTCGTTCATCGATGTCAAGGAGTACCGGCTCCGGGCTGTGCCCGTCGATGAGATCTCGATCCCGAAGGGTTCCCGCACGGTGTGGGGCGTTGACGTTTCGCACGACCGCAAGACGACGTGGCTTTCTGCCGCAGTGTTCACCGAGGATGGGCGGCCGTTTACTACTGTGCGCCTGTCGCGTGCGGGGATGATGTGGCTGCCTGAATATCTCGCCGAACTGGCCGAGGCATCCGGGCAACGCGAGGTCGCTGTGAATGCCAAGGGTTGCCCTGCGATGGAGTTTATTGAGCCTCTCAAGAAGCTTGGTCTCACTGTGCACGAGTTCGACGGCCCGAAGTACGCGATCGCCACTGGCCGATTCCGTGACGCAGTGCGCGACGAGAAGCTCGTCGTCATCGCTCAGCCGGACATTGACCTTGCTGTGCAGGGCGGCGTGGTTGTTCCGTACGCCGACAATATGGCGTGGTCGCGGCCGAAGTCGCTGCCGATCGACATTGCCGGCCTCATTGCGGAGACGATCGCGCTCTATGCCCTCGAACTGCTCAAGCCTGAGCCGGTCGAGAAGACTCCACCACCTCCACCGCAGGCCGAGATGGTCACGCGCGACGACGTAACACCGACCGACGCGAACCTCGCCACGGCGGCGTTTTAGCCCAATTCTGAAAGTAGGTGCCGCATGCCCGATGAACAGGGGTATCAGGTAAGCGGGCTGTCGTCCTGGGCGAGCATGGCCGCTGAGTCTCACGAGACGAACCCGGATCTTGCGTGGCCGATGTCGGTCGAGGTGTTCGACAAGATGCGCCGCGAGGATTCGCAGATTGGGTCTGTGCTGCGCGCTGTGACGCTCCCGATTCGTGGGGCTGAGTGGATGATCGATCCAGCCGGCGCGAGCGAGGAAGTCGTGAATCTCGTTGCCACCGACCTCGGGTTGCAGGTCAAGGGTCGCGAGCCGGTGAATCCGCTGCGTACGAAGGGCCGTTTCCAGTGGGGCGAGCACTTGCGCCTGGCGCTGCTCGAGCTGGTCTACGGCCACTCGTATTTCGAGCAGGTCTATAAGCCTGAGGCTGGGAAGCTGCGGCTCAAGAAGCTCGCGTGGCGTCCGCCTCGCAGCATCTCGAATGTGACGGTCGCGCGTGACGGCGGCCTCGTGTCGATCGAGCAGCACGGCGTCAAGTATCCGATCCCCGTCGGCCGCCTGGTGGTCTACATCAACGACCGCGAGGGCGGCAACTGGATCGGTACGAGCTTGCTGCGTACCGCATACAAGAACTGGCTGTTGAAGGACCGTATGCTGCGCGCTCAGGCGCTCACGGTCGAGCGCAACGGCCTCGGCGTGCCGGTATACGAAGGTGCCCCGGTGCCCGATGGTGCCACTGCTGAAGAGCGCGAGGCGTGGCAGGAATCGGAGAAGATCGCAGGCCTCAAGCTTGCCAAGGGTTTCCGTGCTGGTGAAGCTGCTGGCGCGTCGATTCCGAACGGCGCGAACCTGACGCTGATGGGTGTCACGGGCAAGCTGCCCGACACCGACCAGCCGATCCGATACCACGACGAGCAGATCGCGCGCGCGGTACTGGCTCACTTCCTGAACTTGGGGACTGAGACGGGCTCGTGGGCTCTCGGTTCGACGTTCGCTGACTTCTTCACCAGCTCGCTGAATGCTGTGGCGGCCCAGATCCGGGACATCGTCAACGCACACGTCATCGAAGATCTCGTGGACTTGAACTGGGGCGAGAACGAACCGGCCCCGCGTCTGGTGTTCAAGCCGATCGGTGGTGGCTCGCTGTCGGCGGAGGCGCTGAAGAGCTTCGTCGATGCGGGCATTATTCAGCCCGACGAGACGCTCGAATCATTCATGCGGGCGGCGTTCAGCCTGCCCGTGAAGGACAAAAACGCACCCGCTCCGGTGGATGAAGTGAAGCCTGAGGAGGCGGCATGACCAACGAACAGAAGGCCCGGACGTGGTTCCGCATCGACGCGCGAGCCGCGGCGGAGGACACGGGCGCGCCGAGTTCGGCCGACGTGTTCATCTACGGCGACATCGGCGACAGCTTCTGGGGCGGCGGTGTGTCGGCGCAGAGCATGGCGACTGAACTCGCGGCACTCGACGTTGCCGAGCTCAACGTTTACATCAACTCTCCCGGCGGCGCCGCGTGGGATGGCATCGCGATCATGAATGCGATCCGCCGACACCCCGCCAATGTCACGGTGCACATCGACGGCCTCGCGGCTTCGGCGGCGTCGATCATTGCGATGGCGGGCGACAAGATCGTGATGAATCGTGGCTCACAGCTGATGATCCATGACGCATCCGGTGGGGTGTTCGGCAACGCGACCGACATGGAAGAAGTCGCGGTCGTCTTGCAGAAGCTGTCCGACTCCCTTGCGGACGTCTACGCCGGCCGCACTGGAACTGACCGGGCTCAGTGGCGCGCCGCCATGAAGGCAGAGACGTGGTACACGGCTGAGGAAGCCGTCGCCGCTGGCCTCGCCGATGAGTGGGTCGATTCTCCCGCATCTCAGCCAGTGGACCGCGCGCGGTTCTCTGCGCGAGCGCGATCGGCGATTCCGTCGCTCGCGTCCCTCAATCTCCCGAGCTCGTCCGAGCCGGGACACACCAACCGAAAGGACCCACTCGCCATGAGTGACATTCTGAAGGCTGGCCTCCTCGAGCGGCTCGGCGTTACCGATTCCGCAATCACTGACGAGTCGCTTCTCGCGGCTTTCGACGTGGTACTCGATCAGGCCACCGCTCCCGCTGCCCCGGCCGCAGTCCCGGCTGGCACCGTCCTGATCGACTCCGCCGTGCTGAGTGACCTGCAGGCTTCCGCCGCGCTGGGTCGCAAGGCCAGCGAGGCGCAGGACACCGCACGCCGTACCGCCATCGTGGACAGCGCCGTGAATGACGGACGCATCGCGCCCGCCTCGCGCGCCACGTGGCTCGACTCGCTGAACGTGAGCGAAGAGGGCACGACTGCTCTCATCGCCTCGCTGGCGAAGAACACCATCCCGGTCACCGAGATCGGCACCGCCGATGAACCGAACGAAGCGGACAACCTGTACGCGCTCGCGTTCGGCAACGACACGAAGGAGGCCTAACGATGGCTGATTACCTGCCCAAGTTCGATTCCGGCAAGCCCTTCACGCTGGCCGCTTCGGCAGACGTGACCGGTGGCCGCGTCCTCATCGCCTCCGGTGCCGGGACCGTCGCCGCCTCCGGTGCTGACGCTGCGAACGTCGTCGGCGTCGCGGGCTTCGATGCCCTTTCCGGTGAGCCGGTGACCGTCTACCCGCGATCGGGTGGCGTGCACAAGCTCGTTGCCTCCGCGGCGATCGCTGCCGGTGCCAAGGTCATCTCGGCTGCAACCGGGAAGATCGCCACCCAGGGCGCCGGCGTCAACCCCATCGGCATCGCGGTCACCGCTGCTGCCGCCGACCTGGACGTCGTCGACGTCCTCTTCATCTAAGGAGCAAGAAAAGACATGGCGTCTTACACCTACCCGGTGGCGCGTCCCACGGGCACGCTCACCACGGCGCAGATTCACCTGCTCCTGTCCAACCCGAATGTCATCGCCAAGCGCGCGGCGGCTCTCGCGGATCAGAAGTTCATCGCGGACTTCCTGCTGCGTGGCCGCTTCAACGCGGTCGGCGGCGGCATCTTCTACGAGACCGGCGAGGAACTGTTCGCCGCTGACTCGCCCGAGGTCATCGCGCCCGGTTCGGCCTACCCGAAGACGGTTCTCACCAGTGGCGAAATCGCCGCTGCGAAGACCGACAAGCGCGGCATGGGCACCGACATCTCCGACGAGAAGATCTCCCGCGAGGGAATCAGCTACGTGAACAAGGGCCTCGTCCGGCTCGCGAACACCGTCATTCAGGATGTCGACCTGCGATCGATGGCCGTTATCGCGTCGAAGGTCACGTCCTCGGCGGCTGCTTCGGCTGCGTGGACGACTCCCGGCTCGGTGCTCGAGACTCTCGTGACCCAGAACGGACTCCGCGGCGACGGAACTGGCATTGACCTGCAGGTCGTTGTCCTGAAGCCGGCGAAGTTCGCGAAGCTCGTCGGCATTCTCGTGGACGCAGGCGCGTTCCCGAGGGAGCAGGCGAACATCGTCCTCACGGGAAACCTGCCGTTCGACGCGCTCGGGTACACGTGGACCACGTCGCCGACCTACCTCAACGACAACCCGCTGTTCCTCGACGTGGATCAGCTCGGTGGCATGGCCGACGAGAACCTGCAGTCGCCGGAGTTCGTGCGTTCCGCCGGCTCGCAGGTTGAGGTGTCCAGCATTCGTGCCGGCTCCCTCGACAAGTACGAGCTGCGCGTTCGTCGCGTCACGGTGCCGGTCGTCACCGAGCCGCTCGCCGGAATCACCATCACCGGGACGGGCCTCTGATGGCCGCCGGGAAGCCGAAGGCGTACCGGGTCAAGGGCGCTGTCGCGGTCATTCGCAAGGACAGCCACGAGCGTTACATCGACCGTGGCGGCGTGTTCCCTGCCGACGCTCTCGACGAGGCGAACGCGACGCACCTCCTCACGGCGGGGCTCATCGAGGTCTTCGAGCTGCCCGAAGTGGCAGACGAGACCAAGTCCGAGGCTGTCGCAGTCGAAACCAAGAAGTAACGAGAAGGGGGCGGTGGAGTGATTATCCCGGAAGAAATCAGTACTGACGAGGATCTCGCGCGGCGCATCCTGGTGCGCGCGCGCTCCATCGCCCCCTGCCTCAATTCCATTCCTGACGACGACGACCGGAAGCGCGACGCGATCGCGATCCTCAAAGGCGTAATCGCTGAGGTTCCGGCGCCAGGTGCACGCCGGGTGAAGTCGCGCGGGAGGAATGGGACGTCGATCAGCTACGCGGATGTCGGCGGGGCATTCAGTCCTGACGACATCGCGGGCTTGCGGTCGCTGTGCGTTGCGGTTTCTGCAGTTTCTGCGGGTCTGCCCGTGGGGAGCTTCCCGACTGCGAGCGTCTTCGGTCGAGAGTGGGCTGAGGGTGAGTATTCATGAGCTGGGATGACCCGTTCTGGTATCCGCACACGGTCAGCATCCGAAATGCCAAGCCGTCTGGTGGCATGGGCACCGGGTACGACGCGGCGCGCACGGTCAGGGCGGAAGTGAAGGACGAGCAGCGTCTCGTCCGCAACGCCGCCGGGGCTGAGGTCGTGTCGTCGTCGTCGGTGACCGTTCCGATCGCCCAACATGTCCCGGTGGGCTCGCTCGTCACCGTGTGGCCCGGTAGCGCTCGGGAGCGCCAGGCGGAAGTTCTCGCTGTCGGCGTAGACGAGAACGGGCTGGACGACCTCGATTCGTTCCTTGTCCTGTCCCTGAAGTAGGAGGTCGCCGTGAAGACGCATGTCCCTGTGGTTTCGCTGGTTGAGAAGGCAGCGCAGGATGGACTCCGCGAAGCGGGCCGGGAGATTCTGAAGGCGGCGCGCAAGAAGAGCCCCAGCGACGGCGGCGACTCGGACAAGTCCGGGTTCTCGACCGTGGATGACCTCACGCTGCAGGTCGGGTTCAAGTCGTATATTTCCCGCATTCAGCACGAAAACCTCGACTACCAGCACAAGCCCGGCGAGCAGGCCAAATTCCTCGAGGCTGCCGCCGAAGAGGTTGACACGGGCGCGATCATCGCGGCTAAGGTGCGTGCCGCTCTTGGATGATCGCACCTTGACCATGCTGATCTGCTCCATCCTCGGCGAGATCCCCGGCTGGAT